CACTAGGTTCTTGTACCACTACAGGACAGAACCTGAAGTCTATCAGATGTTTGAGCAGTTCACTCTACAGTTAATATCTAAGAGGCCAGATCGCGGTTCACATTGGATGATAGGCAATAGAATGCGCTGGGAAAGCACAGTCAATTCATCAACAGAACGCTACAAGATAACCAATGACTATCTTGGCCTTTATGCGCGATTGTTTATGGCACGTCATCCTCAACATAATGAATATTTCCAAGTGAAAGAAATGAAAAGGATTATTGGAATATGATACAAAGTAAATGGAAAAAATTGCTGTATATGCAAAAGGCTGAACGTATTGGCCTTATAATGGAACAAATTGTTCAGGGATATACTATGGCTGAAGCCGCTAGAGTATTGGGAATGCATCGTCAGCAATTGTATCGCTTCTGCAAAGAAAATGATTTGAAATTTATCAAGCCAACAAAAGAGGCAACAAAGTGAAAGAGTTGCCTTTAGAATTGAAAGATATTCACAAGAACTTAGTGGATACCTTGAATGAAAAATACACTCAATGGACAAAGAAAGATAGTCCGTTGAGTGCAAAAAAACAATACTTTGAAGCAAAGAACCAGCTTACAAAGTGGAAACAAATACAAACAGAAAGGGGATATAGAATATGAGTATTTCATTAAGTAATGTGGAAATTACTCTTGATAGCTTTATCAGGGCGCATGGAAGAAAACCAACTGAAGCTGAAGCATCTGCATTAATGCGGTTAAAGGCCAAGCAAGAAAAAAGGTATGGTGGTGAGGAAACTCATTCTAAGTTTGATAGGGGGCGTATATCACAACAAAAAGCAATTGCGGCCAACAAAAGAAAACAAAAAGAGTTGGATTATATTGTTGTTAATAAACAAACCATCACCATAAACAGGCTATTGGTTATGAATTTAAACAACATTCAAATTGCATATGCTCTTCACTTATCACTACCAACTGTAGAACGGGTTGTTGATAAGTATGATTTACCTAGAGATAAATTAATATTAAAATAAGAAAAAATCGTGTGGGGCGCGATGAATTTAAATGTAGCGCATTTGGTAACACATCTATCTAAGTTGATTTGCCCGAACTAGATTTACGCCCCACCGAAACTAAGTATCTGCATAATGCTCTGGACGCAAGCCTGCCATTGCTGTCAACCTATTTAATTCATTTTTTCCTTTATTTGTTAATTTAGCTTCTGATTTTTCGTTAATCAAAAAATTGTTATCATATAAATCTTGCATAATATGTTCATATGGCGTTCTTCCGCATACAAAAGCGATTAAACCACCCAATCGGGTTATTTGTCCTTGTGATAATTTTCCACGATGAGCAATTTTAGTGATCATTACTTATCCTATTAATTTATTATATGTTTTATTTCCAACAATACCATCAGCAGTTAATCCGTTTTCCTCTTGCCATTCCATTACTTTCGCTCTTGTCACTCTGCCGAAATGGCCATCTGCATCAAGACCCAAAGCCTCTTGAATGTCTTTTACCTGATCGCCTGTACTGCCAACCTTTAAAAGAATTGGGCTTGGCTTTGGAACATATGTGCCATCAAGTATTTCTATGGCTCTAGCGTAATGATGTTTTCTGTCTTCAATGCCTATAGTCCCACCATTAACAAGCTTGGTCATAGTAACAATATCACCATCATCTGCCGATCTATTTATGTTTCTACTATCCCAATACCAACAGGCACTATGCAAAGCACCCATTTTTGTTTCTAAATATTCTATTGCTTCTGAAATTGCCATATTCATATCATTCGCAAATCTTGTGACGTTTGAACGGCCAGTTAATTGAATGACCCCTCGACCTCGAAATTTCCAGCCATCATTGCTTTCAGTATCACCATTTTTCATTCTATTGGCATATACTACGTTTGCTATGTCTTGAGGCTTTCTGTGATACTTCTCTGCATCTCTGCCAGCATTTTTGAAGTATTTAGGAAAGATTGCATTTAAACCTTTGGCTGAATAATTCAAATTTTCTTCTAAAACTTTAAAATTTAAACTCTCATGACCGCATTGTGCTATGAAACCAGCGATACGTGCTGGAGTATTTATTTCATATTCTGGCAATAACTTTTGCATTGGCTTTACCCAATCAGCCCAACTTGAATTTCCATGTAGTAAATCTTTTACTTGAACATCAGTAAGTATCATTTTCTATTCCTTTATTTCTCAATTTTTTTGAGTTTTTCGACTGATCTAAGACCACCTAATCCTAACATTCCCATCATTACAGTTAAAAGTGAACCCATATCAAAACTTGGTAATTCTGGAATTTCAACACCAGCCGCCGTAACCCCAAAGACTATAAGTGGTTGCAATACAAAATGATAAGCAAACGCAAATCCACAAACCCAACCGATAAATGGTCGCCAACCGCCCTTAAATAAAGACCCAGACGCGGCTTCTGCTTTGTTTATCTCAAGTTGCCCCATAAGCGCCTCTTGAGCGTGCTGGTCGGACATTGTGGCGATCTCATGAGCTAAAGCGGCCTTTTGATCTTTATCTTCAATAACTTTATCCAATAAACCTGTAACTGGTCCAATTAAACTTGCTAACATTATTGCATTCTCCTTTTATCAAGTAATTCTTGCAAATCCTTTTTCTTAGTACCGCCATCATACATCCACGCGAAACCTTCATCTATGAGCATTTGATTTAAAGATACTGTTGCATCAGGGTTCATATATAAATACCCAATCATTCTTCCAAATTTACCATCTTTTTCAGTTCTAACAATTAATTTATCAGCGTTCATGATTAAGCTTTTGAGATAATCTTTAGCTTGCAGACCTAGTTTCTTTTCTTCCAAGTCTCTAGTTCTACTTTCTGGTGTATCTATACCACCCAAACGAACTCGTTCTTTTTTAGTCAAATCAAAGCCTAGATCAATTTCTACATCTACAGTATCACCATCAACGACTTTTAAGACATTTTTTACAAAGTATTGATACATAATTAATCACCATTTTTTGACTTAGAGCCACCCATTTTAGTAACACCAAAGAAAACACCCACTACGCCAGCAACACTTAGGAAGTATATACTGGCCATATCACCGATTATGTTTGCGGCTTTGTCTAATCCTAATCCGCTGGTGATAACTACCCCTGCTGGATATAGTAACATGCCCCATAAACAGAACCAAGCCATCTTGCGCTGGGCATCCCTTTGTGCATCGTCATCGAGCATTTTTAAGCGCTTATCTTCAAATGCCATTCTATCCCATTCAGCTTGATCAATTGTACCATTGCCATCCAAATCAGCTTTTTCAAATTCAGTCATTTTTTTACTCCTAATTTGCCAAGGGATTATCTAAAGCCCTTTGCACTAATTTTTCCAACCGAGCCTCTAGCTCTGCCATATCTCCTTTTTGAGTGCTTCTTAGCTGTTCTCTTTGTGTTTCAAAGCGCCTAGAAGCTTTATCAATCATATCACGCGCATCATCTAAAACATTACGAACTAATTGTTCAGTTCTATCCGACTGTTTTTCCAATCTGAGAATGTCATTTCTCAAATTATTTTTAATGTCACGGGTATAATCTATCCCTTGTTCTGATTTTTCCGTTAATGCTGTTATCTTATTATCTATAAACCTAATTTCAGCCTGATATTCATCCAAATCAAGACCAGCAACAGCCTCGACCTTCTGCCACATCAGGAAACCGCCATATAAAGTTCCTGTAATAGTGCTTAGAAACGCAAGTATAGCCATAATTGACCCAAAAGTCAGCTTAAAACCACCAACTTTGACTTTTTTATCAGTCAATCCATCAATTTCATCTGCAATTTTTGTTGTATCAACCATCAGTCCTCAAACTCCAAATCTTCGGTTTGCAAATTTTTAAGCGCTTCAATTTCATCACGTAACTTTTGTATTTCCAATCTGCGCTGTGCCAGCTCTATTTGGTATAAATCATTACAATTGATACGCGCTTTTGGCTTATCCAGTGGAATAACTATTCGAGCATATACACCTATATCTCGCCCTTTGCTGTTTGTATCTAATCCAGAAAGAACACCTGTAACGCCATATTCAAGATTAACTCCACCACCTACAGAATTGCTACATCTCATACTTCCTGTGGAGAAACTATCTGACTGATAATTCATTGGTGGACTTGGCAAAGCAAGTGACAAAGAACTGTTCTCTGCCGTTGCTACGTTAGCCAATAAACATAATATAAATACTAATCTCATAGTGGTTCTCCACCTAATTTTGAGCATACTAAAGACGATACTACCGCCCTCGATTTATTTGATTTTAAAATTTTTGATGCAGTACAAATATAAACTGCCTTATTTAAATCAGATTTTCTTAGATAAACATCAAAATCTACTTTTTCTTGATAATCTATTTTTATTATTTTGCGTTTTGTGGTAAAATCCATTTCTTCAAAATTCTGGTCAAAAAGACCAACTTCATAATAATTTATTTCTTTTCGCCTGTTCAATATCTGTAATTGAACTTTAACTATGCCTTCTACATGAGAAGGTAATATTCTTGGATATGCTGGGGTTTGCTCATGTGATTGAGCATTATCTCCCAACATAAACCCAAGAATGGTAAATAATATTACTTTGGTATACACGTTGCTACTACTGAAGCGGTATATGTACCCCCAGAAAAAGGTTTAGCTTGTCCATAGACTGCACTTGAAGCTGTAGAAAACCAAGTAGAACCAGCCAATGTCAAATTGAATATGGTCGTACTGTCCACCACAGTTTTTGCGGCTTCATATGCTGACATTCCAGAAACAGATGTTTGCGTGACGCTTGTGCTACCTGTCCAAGCAACTGTATCGTTAAGTGTTGGCGATGAACTAAAAGATGTTGGATGTGTTATATTGGCTGTGTAAGCATCAGCTATAGAAACATCATATCTAATTACAGGTAAAACCCCACCATCTGCTGGTGTTGTGCTTAATTTGCTGGCAATAGGGTTTCCATATACCCCAGATTTAGTTGTTTGTATTACACATTTCGCCTCAACAGTGCCAACTATGTCAACATCAGCGATTGCTGGGCAAGCCAGTAATATAAAAATTGTACTTAAATATTTCATCATTCTTTTCCTTTTAATCATATTGCAAGTCTACTAATTGATTATGCAGAAGTTGCTGTGCTAAATTATTTCTTAAACCTTTTTTATTATCTGGCAAATTACCACCATTTAAAGTGACTGTATCCTTATATATACCACCATTAATCTTAGAATTATAGTACATGTCTATATTCGTTTGTCCATTCATAGCACTGATGATTTGAGACTGCCCTTGCTCAAGGCTTAGTGTTAATGCATTTTCAGCTTGGGCTAGACCTAATTCAATCCTTGTTTCTCTTTCTTCATCTTCATCTTCATCACGTTTTTTTTCGTCTTCATCGTAATCAGCGTCAGCTTTTACTTCTATATTATCAACAACAGCATCATCGTCTAAAGCGTTATAAATCTCATATTCAATAACAGGCGGAACTGGTTTTCTATACCCTGCACATGATGGGTCAGCTTGTGGGTCAAAGCATTTATCAAGCCTGTAACTATATATAACTATAGCATCTTTGACTTCACCTGTTCCTTCAACTTCGATTGAGCCATTACCCCAATGTGATGATGGAATGTTGGGCAATGAAAAAGATTTAGCAATTGTATTGCTTGGAACTCCAGACCAATCGTCTGTTTCTTTAAATGTGTATCCATCGCCGTTAGCATTTAAATTCCCAACATGAACAAGCATGTCATCTTCTGGATTTTTTACAGTTGTATATTTATAAATCAGCCCATTTACATCTAAGCCAATACCTTCTGGCAAAACATTAGCCATAGTCCAGCTTAAAGAACTCCCAGCGGCGTTTCCTGATGTTCCGTATGTGTATGGCTCACATTGCGAGTAAGAAGGCCAGAGTGCTAAGAATAACGCCCAAGCCAATCTTTGTTTCTGTATTATCATCAAATATATTCCTCATTGGACTATTTTGCTCATACTCAATTTGATCTTCAACTTTTTGCATTTCCCAAGCTAACCTAGCCTTATCCCCCACCAATCCATCCTTGGGACAGGGCGTGCCAGCATTAAGCATGGCTTCAAAAACGACAGGGTCACTGCACATAATTGAGACAGCGCTCACCCTCATGCCCATGTCATACATAATGGAAGCTTTTTTT